CGCATTGCCTTTACCGATCAAGATCGGATCGCGGTAAGCGTTGTTGGGGATCGTAAAGCCCCGCATCAACAGATCGATGTAGTCATCGTCATTACCGGCGTACGTTGCACGCACCTTTGCCATTCCTTGAGTACGACGCGCCCCGTCGATTTCTGCAATCGAAATCGAACCGGCGTTGCCCGCCAATTCCGCATAAATTGACTGGACAACATCTTCCGCGCCATCCTCGAGAGCCATCAACGGCACCGCCCGGGAGCTTCCGCCCAAGCCAGAACTATCGCCAAGCGTACCATCATCATTGAGAAAATTGGCGTTAGTGTCGCCCGAAGTATTCACCAGAAGGTTCTTAACGGGCAACTGACTGCCAGAAAATTGCAACTGCACTTCGGCCTGTTCCAATGCGGCGTCAAACGTAGGAACAATACGGCTAAGAGCCGTTTGCCCCCACAAAGAACGAGCGATTGAAAAATCGGTCATAGTCCGCTCTGGCAGGGTGATACTCACCTGCCCACGGCGGAAATTAATCACCTTGTTGTAGGCTTCGACGTACTGAGTAACGATTTGCTCGCCATCCTGGAAATGCTCGCCAAGAACATCAAAGAACTGATCGTGCGAAGCCCCACTGTAAGTGAAATGCTCCAAGATGCTTTCAGCACCTGCAACACCCGCCCAGGCGTCTGCCACGGCATCCATACCGCGAAAGCGATCAAGGGCTGCGTGACTGACAAAGTAAGCATGACAACGCACGTTGACAGCGTTTGCCAACAGACGCTCAGTTTCTTCGCTCATGATGGTGATCTGAGCGCGGGACCCGGCCTTGATGCCCTCATTGGGCATTAGCGGGATAAACCCGCCAGGCACGGTCTTGCCCGCAAACGTAGACGTCCGATAATCCCGGCTGTCCGGGCGGATCGTCTTTGGGTATGGAACAGGGCTTTTGTTTAGCCGCGTGATTTGATTTTCCACTTTTTGACCTTTCTAATTGTCGCTTTGATTTTTGCTTTGCGCCGCGCACAGGATGCGCACCGCCTTTTCATCGATCCCGGCGAGCGCTGGAACCAGTAGTGGGAGCACCGAAGAAGTTATCGAAGATATCTACACGGACAGGCTCGAAGGCAGGCACTGTCGAAGTTGTGACCGCGTTAGGGCCGGAAGTATGACCGACCCGCTGAACTTCTGCGTCGCCAAAGGTGACGTCGCCAAAAAGGCCAAGGCCTTGGACTTCGCCACCAACTTCACCCCAAACGCCCTCGAAGTCCTCAACGATAACAGTCGCGCCTGGCCCCAGGTCGAAGCGATCAGCTAGACCTTGGCGCCATTCAATAGGCTGACCAGTTGCTGTGAAAAGCGGCACCCACGGCTGGTCATTGTAGTTCAACGGCCCGCCAAAAAATCGGGACCGATCTAGACCGTCATTGGGTACCGCGCTAGCGAGAGGCGGCGAAGTTAGTTGTTGAACCTGGGCAATTGCCAGGTCCTTTTGTGCGTTGATAAGCCCGGCGCGAGTTTGTTCCGCTTGTTGGGCCATTTGGATATCAACTGTGTCGCGCCCGAATTGCATCACGGCGGAGCCGAGAGTGCTAAAGGCCGCGCCTCTATCGCTACCGGCTGTTGCACCGGTCGCGAACCCTGCCCCGCCAGTCAGACGCAAGACAGTTAACGGGTTAAACCCGTTTGCCTTGGAGTCTGCCCGCAGCTTACCCAGGTTAAGGGTTGCTGGCTGTGGGGCTTCCTTTTTTTTGAACAGTCCGATAGCGGACAGGCCCAAGCCTATCGCGCCAATCGGGTTTGCCATTGCTGCCGCGCCAGCCGCCGCCACGAACCCCATTAGAGGTTCTCTAATTGCGGCGGATATTGCTCGCAGGCGATCCCATGCAGCTTGGGATACTCCGCTGCAATGTAACCGCCCAAGGCCATGACAACCGCTATGATTGCCCGGTTGAGCACCGCGTCTTTGACCGTCTTTAACATTATTTCCTGCCCTTTCTGTTGCAGTAAGGGACCCAGGGGCGGCTGTCGCCGCCCTTGGAGCCTCTGTTCTTCGGCGGGGCTTTGCAGCCGCCGCCTGTTTTTTTCGACACCGGGACAGGTCCAGCGCGCCGGGAGGCGTCGCGCTTAGCCTGTTGACCGGTGTCTACAACCGCCTGCTTAGGCGCAGGCGTTTGTCTCGTTGCCTGGGGCGCTGTGTTGCGCCGCCGGGTAGCCCGGCCATATGCCAGGGCATCTATTTGATTGACACTTAGAAGGGTGGGCGAGAGCCTACGACTTGCCGCACGGTTCGTGCGGACCGCGGTCCGCGAAGGTGTCCTATCGCGTCTGCTATTCCGTCTAGAGGCCATCTGTATACCATCCCTTTTGCGACCTCGACTGCGTAGAGCGAGCCGCTTTTTGTCCTAACTACGGACCTTGCACCGGAAACCGCCGCCCGGTCAATCTGTTTTTTCTCGCCCAGGATAGCCCACTGATCCATGGTTCTGGCCAGTGGCTCGCGCGGCTTAGCCCCGGATAGCCTCACCTGGTCGATTGAGGCCAGGTCTTTCAGAACGACGGGTGGCACCCCTTTTTTCGTTTGACGCCAGGCCTTTACGTGCGCTTCCCAAGCTAGCTGCAAGGACTTGCCAGCCAGGTGAAATTGCACGTGTTCGCCGTTCTTATACTGGCACCCAGGGAGCCGATAAGCCCTGGCGAATGGCAGACCCTCGGCAAGCCTCTGATCTGCTAATGTCTGCCAATACTTTGCGCCCAGGGGCGGCTTTTTGGACATCATTGGGCGTCGCACTGATTTGCCAGCCTTCACATCCTTGATGGTGTAGCCCGTCACGTAGCGAACGCCGTAGAAATCTGGCTGCTGGACAAACGTGTAACCGTGTTGCCAGTAATCCCATGTTTGCTGCTCTGTATCCGCAGGCGGAAACTCCGGCCATTTGCCGGTGAAGTACAGCACACAATGCCAATGTGTCCGACCTCTTTTTGAACCATGTTCACCTGCTACGATGTAACGCACGTTGTAACCGTCATTCCGCAGCGACTTCATCAGAAGCTGGAAATGCCGGTAGTTCAAAATCTGGCTGTCCGGGTGATCCCCGCCGCCATATGTCAGCGTAAGCGATACAAAGTAATCGCTTGTCATGGCCTCGGCCATTGAACGTCCGCTGATATCGGTCTCCCGTAATTGCAGACATTTTATGCATTTGTGACAGGGGACTTCGATGATGTGCCCTCCCTGGCCGTAAACGCGCTGCGGTTCGTTGCATGACATGCGAATTCTCCCTTAGTCACTAAATGCTTTAAAGAACAAGAAATAGTAGCGCCAGGGTCAATCTTTCAGATTGACCCTGGCTTGGTTGCGAAACCACCGTTGACGGTGTTGCTCGCGACAGCTGACCTGCTGCTGTCTATCGATGCCCGCAGCAAAGTACGGGATCGGGCCATAGCCCAGATATACAAGGCTTTCCGGGCATGTAGCCGGGAATGGCAGGCCGCGTTTAAACTCCGCTTTACTGGGGTAAATCGCCGGTGGTGCGTCATTGCGTCGCAGGTGTTTTGCCAACTGGTACAAGTACCGACGTTGGCACCTTTCCAGGTGGTATTGTTCCCAGGTCATACCTGGCCCGCCGTTGACGCTGACCATTGGTTTGTCCCCGACGTGACGCCTGGGAAAATACGGCCAGCTTTGAGCGGGTTTGTTAGGATCGTCTGTCCAAGCCTCTAACGGCATTGTCTATTCCTCTCTGTTCTAGGCCCCCCGGGGTCGGCACGCCTTCGGCGCGGCTCCCCCTGCATGGGGGGCGAAGCCTACTCAAGGGGCTAAAGCCCCATTCGTTACGGCTGGTCGTGGATCAAATAGATCCTCTCATGAGAATGTGTTTATGCGCCCCTGATCGGGGCTTGTCCGCCGTAAAGCAGACAAACGGTTTCCTCTTCGCCTTCGGCTCAGGGACCCTCCGTTTCTCCGCTTGACGTTACGGGTCGGCAGACGCTCGGCACTAGCCAAGGTTTGATGATCAAGATCATCAAGCCCTTGCCTAGCTTAGCGCCTGCCTGGTTTTTGGATGGGGGTTTCTGTTTGTTGGTCTAGTGGCTTTTGTGTCCGCGCACGTGGTGAATAAATGCAGACTTAGCCAGCTGACCCGCAGAGAACCCTTCCATCCTTGCCAATACACTTAACGCCCGCAGGGCATTTTCTTGCCGCTCTGATGCGCCAATCCCGGTATTGCCAGTGTGCCGGGTCGTAGAACCCAAAGTCGGGGTCTCCTCCCCAGGTGAGGTCTAGGCCGCGACGTCTTGCGACCTCTTTGCCTAGTGCGCCTAGGACCTGCCACCCGTCGGGAGGCATGTTAACCCAGGCTAATGTTGTGTGGATAATATCCACGGCAAGGCCGAAATTATGGGGGCTTTGCCCCCATGAGGCCTTGCTATGACCCTCGGCCTTAAGGCGATCTTGCCAAGCCTGGCCGCGATACCCGTTGTGGCAACGGAGAGGGATTGACTGCTTAGCGGCGGCTGCTTGGAAAGCGAACCACCACCGCTTGAGGTCGCAGTCTGTTTCTTCCGAGCCATCAAAGATGCCTCGGTTAACAGTGGCCCGCATAACGGGGCCACTGTTTGTCTGAAGAACACCAACTTTCATTCGGATGAACCCTCACTACCTGTTGGTGTATCTTCACTCTTCGGCGCAGGATCACCCGCTTGCGCGGGTTCACTCTTTGCCTCAGGTTCAGCCACCGGCTCTGCCTTCGGCAATTCCGCCTTCGGCGAAGCCGGTTTCTTGCGCTCTTTCGCGAGGTCCCGGACGCGTAGTGCGCCGATCTCGCTCTCCATAATGTTCAGCTTGCGCAGCAACGCCTCCATCTGGGGATTGAGCGCTGGACGCGGCGACATGTCTGTAAGACTGTCCGCCCGCGTCTGCTTTACCACTTCTGAACCTCGCGGCATTTCTACAGAAAGGACCGCTTCGTCATCTGCGTCGAACCACAGAGCGAAGGGGGCCACGTTTGACACGTCAAACGAAAAATCCCCTGGCGGGAACTGCTTAAAAAGCAGTGGCCCGCCATTCGGCCCTTCAACGATGACGCTAACGGGCCGGGAACAGACACCCGCTACTGTGTAGCGGATGCCTGGCTTGAATGTCCTGATTTCACCCAGGACATGAGCTTTAAGATTGCTGAACGATTTACGCATTGACGTCGTCTCCTGTCAGAATTTCGGTTGGAGCAACTGCTGCCACCGCGTCGTAATCTCCCTGGCTCTCATAGAGAACAGGGCCGAATTGCACCGCACTGCCTTCGATGGCGGCTACGTGCGTGTGCTGCACAATGAATGGCTCCATGAGAGTATCCATGAACACATTGTGCGTTAGGTTTGCCGGAACCAGGAAGGTGTCGGCGTTCAACTCCGGGTCGACCGTACGGACCGACCAGATGTTCTGTTGATCTTCGGCGTCCGGGTCAGACGCCAATTCGCGCTTAAAGCGACCGCCTACGCCAGCGCGCATACGCGCCCAGCGATAGTTCCGGGGAGCATAGCCCCAGGTTTCATCACCAGTCCCTGCTGTGTGCAGTGCGTCGACGAAACGCGACGGCACGACGTCGACCTTTTGGGTGTCCAAAAAGTCAGCGAGTGCATTAGGAAGTGTCGCGTCAGTTTCGCGCAGATACATATCTGCCTGGCGGTCAAAGACCGGCTCCGGGACGACTTCGTACGTCATGACGACGACACCGCCGGTTGTCTGCATTGGCATAGACAATGGCATAGACAACTGGACCTGGCCGTTAACCACGTATGTGTCGAGCGAGGCCCCGTCTGTGGCGTTACGTTGAGCCTGGCCGAAGGTCGCATTGCCTTTACCGATCAAGATCGGATCGCGGTAAGCGTTGTTGGGGATCGTAAAGCCCCGCATCAACAGATCGATGTAGTCATCGTCATTACCGGC